TATGGTGTTGCATCAGTGCAAAGTTAGTTTTATAGTAATTATGTAGGCTATCGTGGGATAGCCCTACCCTAAAAAACTTTCCAAACCCTCCAAAAGAATCTCATTCTTTTTCTTTGTCTTTGGATTAGTCACTTTAACTACATGACGCAATTTGGGCATAGTGTTAAAAAACTGTGTTATCTTTTCAAACTGTTCGTTTGTAAATTGTTCAATAAACTCTGAAATTTCCTTATCTTTTATGTCTATTCTTTGAAAAACATCATCACCGCTGTGAATTGAATCAATACAACATTCTAAAAAATGAAATGTTTTTTCAGAATCTCCAGCACTTGCTTTTACATTTTGCAAATCATTTAGGAGTGGGTATCTAAAAACTATCTTAATGTCTTCGTTAATTTGAATTTCATTTGAATGGTCATCTTGTACTTGACATTCAACATCTTCTAGATTTAGTTCATATGGAACTGTTGTTTTACCATCGTCTGGACATATCAAATTTAATTTGACCTTTTCTCCAACAGATTTTCCTCTAATTCTTAAAAATAAATATTCAATATCAAACATGGGAGCAGACTTTGCATTAACTTTACCAAAGGTACATGAGTTAACTAATTCTCCCATTGCGTTTGCAATTTGTTTTTCTTCACCAGATTCTTGAGCTATCAGTAATAGTTTTTGTTCTTTTACTAAAAATGGTCTGTATTTTAAAATCTCACCTGTTGAGGGTAATTCCAATTCATAGGTTGGGGTATTGAGTTTTGGTAATGCCATAATTTTTCATCCTTAAATTTTAATTTTATAGTCGGCGTAGTACTGCTGGTAAGTTTGCAGTAATAGACCTTGATACAGTACTTACAGCATTTTCTGCTACTCTGTTTAATAGAGGTTTGTGTACTGGATTTGCTTCATCTTCCATATTTTCCCAAAAACGATAAGCAAAAGTAATTGATACAGTTTGATAACTAGCACCATTTGCATATGAAAGTGGTTGTTCAGTAATAGCTTTAGGAAAACACTCTCTTAGTCTGACACCATATCTTCTGTTGTCTTGTTCGTCTAAAGCAACGATATCAAGTTCACCAGTATAATCATCATAGTAACCCAGAGAAAAGTCTTGTTGGTTAAATGTAAGTCCTTGCCATGTTTCAAAGTATAACTTTTCTCTCATATCAGAAGAACATTGAAATGTAGCAGTAATGTCTGGGAAACTGTAACCAGTTACAAGTTCTCTTTCAGGGCCATACAGATTTGAATCTGGTGTGGTGTCCATGTTACGGCCGGGAAATGCTATTGCTTCACATCTTAAAGAAACAGCTTTACTGTCGTTTGTGTGTTTTTCTCCCATAAGTTGAGAAAATAAACTTACTTGATTACTTCCCAAAGTACCAGAGGGTGGTTTCATCACAACTTCATAGCGGTTTGGTCTTGAATAACCATCACCACTATTGAAAGTTGCAAGAAATTCATTTAATGCACCAAATGCTACTGCATCTCGAAGTCCTTTAAAGTTGACTGCCATTAGATCATTTTCCTACTGTCTGCATAAACCTCTGAGGCTGATGCTTTCTTAAATCTCTGCACAGGTAACAGTGTTGCAACTGTAAACTCATCTGCATCTATCCTACGGAACTGTGACTTAACTTGTCCAGCAAGATATCGTTTAAGTGTTGGTTTAAGTATTTGTATCTTTTTAAGTTTACTATAATCAACTGCAAGTCTTGTACTTTCATCAAACTTAGTATTGTTACTATAATCAACTAATCTATCTAACAACTGAAGTCTTAACTTCATAGGCAGATAGTGTAAGTTAATACCTAGAAACCCATCTGGATATTTTTCTATTGGTAACACCAAAGGAAATGTATCGTAGTAAGGTAACTTCTTTTTGAATTTTGGGTCATAGAAGAACATATTCAATCGTCCATAGAAAGGTCTATTGTTACGCTTTCCATCTCGTATTAAATCCATGGCGCCTGGCTCTCCAAACTCTTTGATCTTTTCACGATACCAATCAGTAGATTTTGGTCGTCCTTTCGTTGCATCTATAACACTTTGAATATATTTACTTTTAGCCATAATACTATTTATACTTAATGTTAAGGTGGTCTTCAGTTAAAATCTTAAATTCCATATCATTTGCTTCACAGAAGAAATTTGCAGATTTCCACTTTGCCTCATTGATAACCCAAGTCTTAACTTCACTCATCCACCTTTTGGTTTTTCGTTTTGGTGTTTTGACCGGAGGTTTACACTGATACTTTGGTTTGACTTCAATGATAAACTTTTTGGTCTTGCCACTTGATTGTTTAACTTTCATATAAAAGTCGGGAAAGTAACGATGCACCTTTCCGTCCCATGGCGATACATAGGGAATAATGACTTCTTCACTACCCCATTCTAATACAGATTTGGTCTTATCACAATACACCATAAGTTTACGTTCCCAAAGTGAACGATATATTACTTTAGATGGGTCACCCTTATACTTTTTAGGGTTAATTGGATGGTATTTGCCACTGTATGCCATTAACTTATCTTATAAATAGTTATAATCACAGGAGTATTTATACATGGCAAAAAATATCTATAATGCCGTTCGCGGGGCTGCAGAAGCTCAAACAGGCAGAGTCTTTAAAAATGCCGTTGGTATTCTTAAAAAATCAGCCATAGATACTATACGAGGTGGTAAAAAAGGCGGTGCTAGTAATGATTTTGCTAATGCAGTCGGGGGTAAATACAGTACTCAAAATTTAACATTTCCTCTTGATTTGGAAGGCCCTACTGGTGCTAATGGTAATCAGGGGCATTATATCCAATTTTTTGTTAACGAACAAGCAGATGAAGTTCTTGATTATCAAGATTCACGCAAAAAACTTGAAGCTGGATTGACAGTTTTACCCGATGATCCTGTAATTGCTCAAGCTATGGCTGAAACCGAAAGAGCCGATGGTTTTTTCAGCAGAACAAAGTCTGATATTAGACAACGTAGAGATCCGAATGGGGCTACTGCAAGACTTGCTGATTTAAAAGGTATCAAACCTGCCAAAAAGGCATCAGTGAAAGATAATTCTCTTAGTATAAAAAGAAAAGCAACTGTAAGGATGCCAGTATCTATCTGTATGTACATGCCTCCAAGTGTTGATGTAAAATATGGTGCAGATTATCAAGATACCGAAATGGGCACAGGTACAAAAATGGGAGTAGAAGCAATTCAATCAATTCTAGCTGGCACTGCAAGTATGGATTCTGCTAAAGAAGCACTCAAAGACCAAACAGGTGCTATAGGGGATGGAATAATTAAAGGAGGTACATCAGCAATTGATTTAATTCCCGGCTTTGCTGGTTCAAACGCAGCTTTTGAAATGCAAAGAGGATTTATCAAAGCACCTAGAATGGAACTTGCATTTAAAGGTATTCCTAAAAGAGATTTTTCATACGAATTTAAAATGATGCCAAAAAGTGCAGCAGAAGCTGAAATGGCAAAAAATATTGTTAAGACATTCAAAATGTATATGTTACCAGAAATAAAAAGTGCGGGTTCAATGCAACTAACAACTCCTGCAACATTTGACATTCAATATATGCATCTTGGTGAGGAAAATATGAATTTGAATAAAATAGGAACTTGTGTACTTACAAATATGGATGTTAAGTATGGTGGAGATAAATATAAGACTCACGCAGATGCAGTTCCAGTAGAAACATCAATGACTTTAAGTTTTAAAGAATTAGATTTAGTTACCAGAGAAAAAGCAGAGCAAGGATTCTAATATGTATTTTGATAAATTTCCTAAAATTCCATATGATTCAGTTGGTCAAGGTGACTTTAAAGTTGTAACAAACATTCTTAGACGAACTGGTATTCGTGATACTGCAAAAGCAAACGCATTGTTGTTTGATACCTATGATGTAAAAGATGGAGAAACTCCAGAAGCTCTTGCAGATAAAATGTATGATGACCCAGAGTTGCATTGGGTAATATTGTCAGTGAACAACATCACAGACAGATATCATCAATGGCCTATGGCGACTAGTCAATTTTTACAGTATGTGAATGATAAGTATGATGACCCTAATGGTACACACCACTATGAACAGGCACAGACATCAGGCGATACTAGTGTCAAAATAAATGTATATTCAAACTCTGCATTATATACTGGTGACTCAGACTTTTATACGAATGCAACCATTATAACTAATATAGAATACGAACAGTCTGCACAGAATGAACTTAGACAGATTAGATTGTTAGACCCACAATATGTAGAACAATATGTAGAAGAACATGAAGCTTTAATTAAGGAATCAGCCATCTAATGTCGGTTACCACATCAACTAATTATGCTGGAAAATATGAAGTAAAAGAATTGTTAATAAAAACTAGTTCTGGTAGTGTTCTAGATTTAAAAAACTCAGTTCAAGCTATTGACATATATGAAAGTATATTTTCAACTTCACTATCTGGTTCTATCACCATTTTAGATGTTCATAACATCGCGGCTAATGGCCCAATCATTGGTCAAGAATTTATGTCATTGAAACTTTCAACACCAAATTTAGAAGGTCAAGAAATTGACTTTACTGACAGTACATTTTGTATTTACAAAGTAGTTGCTAAGTTCAAAGCTTCTTCTAATGCTCAAGTTATAAATCTTAGTTTTACTACACCAGAAGCACTAAAAGATAAACGTACCAGAGTGTCAAAAAGTTACACAGACGATATTAGTAATATTGTTGTTAATGTATTAAAGGACGAACGATACATCAACACCAACAAAAATGTGTTTGTTGAACCAACTCAGGGTATCAGAAAAGTTGTTTCACCAAATGTTCATCCTTTTAAATTTATAACTACTCTTGCAACTGAAGCTATATCAAAAGAATATAACTCTCCTCATTTTATGTTTTTTGAAAATACTAAAGGCATTCACTTTAAAACTATAGAACATATGATGACAGGTACAAGTCATGGCCCATACGTTGCTAGTGATCTAGGCCCCTTAGAGAAAGGAAGCAAAAAAGCATCAATACTTACAGAAATGTTAAGAATAATAGACTTTCAAGTAAATTCAAATAATGATATGTTAGCTAACATTCAAGGTGGAATGTTGGGTTCTAAAACTATTGAATATAATATATATAATAAGACTTACTCGTCTAAAGAATACAAACATTTTGATAATTTTAACGAGTTTCCTAGACTTGAGGGTGAACAGTCTAATCCAGTTTTTGGAACAAGTTCAATTGATGCTTTAGGAAATACTATAGGAGATTTTTCTGATTCAAGAATACATTTGCATCCAGTAAATACAGATGGTGTATATGACACACAACACACAAATGAAACTTTATCATATCGTTATACACCAGATAAAATTAACGAATCAATATTAAAAAGACAAGCAAAATTTATGGAATTGAGAGCTGGTGTGAGTGTTAGTTTAAAAATAACAGGTAACACTACAATTGCTGCAGGGGATATGATAAACATTGTAGTTCCAACAGTTGGTAAAACACATAAAAACAAAAACGATCCACAATTTACTGGTATTTATTTAATTACTACATTAAGACACAGTTTTGACCAAACAACTAAAAAACACGAAATTTATTTAACAGCAGCAAAAGATTCATTTTCAATAGGTTATTCTCCAAGCTCGGAATCTGGAGAACCTCTTGGCAAAGAAGGTATAATAAGAGAACTTACATACTAAAAGGAGATGTCTATAGTCATATAAAATATGTTATGTTTAACCAAATCTAATTAGGAGGCCTTAATGGCTCAGAAAAAATCTAAATCAAAATTGCGTAAATTAAACTTTGTAAATAGAGATAGGAGAATTGAACTAATTTCAGAAACGGATAAATATTTATTGAGTACTATAGAAAAATTAAAACCAACAGAACCACCAAAGAGGCGAACGCAGTACGCCTAAGTTATATTTAAGGAAAAAGATGATTTCATTTAACGAATTGCAAGAGGGTGTCTATGACCCTAATATTTTAAAAGCATTCTTTCTTGCCGGTGGGCCGGGCAGTGGTAAGTCTTATGTTGTAAGACAAACTACTGGCGGTCTAGGTCTGAAGACTGTCAACTCTGATCCTGCATTTGAGAAATTTTTGAAAGATGCTCAATTGTCTTTAAAAATGCCTGATAAAGAATCCGATGCTCGTGACGATGTTCGTATCAAAGCAAAAAAAATTACTGGAATTCAAGGTAAAAATTATGTAAACGGTAGACTTGGTTTAATTATTGATGGAACAGGGAAAAACTTTGCAAAGATTTCAGATGAAGCCACAAAGTTAAAACAACTTGGTTACGATGTACATATGATTTATGTCAATACTTCTCTGGATACTGCACTTGCAAGAAACAAAGCACGAGCTCGTAGTGTACCAGAGTCTATGGTCATTAAGTCTTGGAGAGAGGTGCAGTCTAATATTGGTAAATTTAGTCAATATTTTAAACGCAATTTCGTAGTTGTTGACAATAATGATACAGAAGAAGATGTAATGACCCCTGTTTACAAGCAAATTAAGTCACTTGCAATGGCAAAAGTGTCAAATCCTGTAGGAAAACAATGGATTTCTAATGAACTTGCCAAGAAAAAACGAAAATAATCAAATTAATTTCAATGTTTTTACTAAGTCCCTGTTTCTACAGGGATTTTTTTTGCCTAAGTGCCTTGACATTGCTAGCTAGTTGTGTTATAATAGGTATACAAAATCAAAAA